CTCTAGGACACTGCAAAGCGGGTCGCGAACGTCTGCACGAACTCGCCGTATATACTGTGAGCTAAACCTAGGATGGATACCAGAGCTAGTATCGCAAAGCTGGCTAACAGTACCGCTAGGCTTAACTGCAGTAATTGCCGTAGAAGGATTGATCCCCAGCTTCTTAGCCCACCTCTCATTTGTAACAACCGCCTCATTTTTCATCTCCGTGAGCCACTTCTTAAGCTTGGCCTTATCGCCCCTGCCGGACAGTAGCGGGTGATCCATGATGCCAGTTAGAGATACCCCTAGCAGGGCTTCTTCTTCCGTGTTAGTCTTCCAGATGTTCCGGAGATACCTAAAGTCAGTCAGAGTAGACTGGAGCGTACCCAGAATACTAGCGACCCTGATCTTCTGCTTCAGCGTGGCGAGGGTATCCTCAGGCCTAACGATAACTTCCGTTAAATTACAGAATTGATAGGGCCGGAGAATTATCTCGCTACATGGGTTAGTTCCAAAATCGAACTCACTATCCCTACGTCCGTTCTTAGCCGCGTGATTCTGACTGGCGACTCGACTGAAGATTCCGCGTTCACCTGAGCGTGACTCGTACAAGCTAGTCCACTCGTTCAAGAAAGCTTCAAAGTCAGGCTTCTCTGTGTAGCAAGCAGAGTTATTCGCTAGCCCACGCTGAGGCTCATCTACCCACCACTGTCCGTGCTTAGAGCGTCTGAGTCTGTCATCCGTAAGGTTAGAGAGGCTGATGAGGGCGCTTCTGCGTACCCCGCCTACAACAATACACGATGCTATCTTACAGCAAAGATCGTGGCATTCAATGGAGCTAAGCTTTCTTCCAGCCGCTCCTTGAAAGAGTTCTGTGGTAAACTTGAAGAGATCGACGAGAGGCTCTGGACCACTTGCACGACCTCCGAAAGTCTGGAGTGGGGAGCCTGCACTTCGTACACGACTAACGTCCCATCTTGGAAGCTGACCTGAATAGAGCAGTGATACCAGTTCCCTAAACGATTTCGCCCATCCGATCTTCGAATCTGCAACATGGATAACTGTGTCTGTGACATGGAATTCCTCTGCGACTTCAGGTAGCTTAGTGATGTACTGACGCTCTACTGAGTAGCCTACCCCTGTTCCGCAAAGCAGGACGTACATCAGTTCGTCAAAGCTTCTGGGGCTGTCTATGGGTAGGTACGAGCAATTGAACCCTGCTACGTTATCACGGTCTAGGGCTTCTCCAGCAGTCATGAGTGCTCTCATGCTGGGCATTACCTCTAGGTTAGTGATAGCCTCAGTAACCCCTGTTACGTCCTCACCCTTGAGGTTCCCACGGTCTACCCAGAATTGCACGTAGCGGCCTACGGTTTCTTCCCAAGTCTCCCTACGCTTCTCCTCTGGCAAGTATCGGGCGTATCGGGACTTGTGTATGTACTGTTGGTATGCGTCCAAGATTACACCTCCAAGAAAATTAGCTGAAGCTGGGCTGACGCCTCTTCAAACGTAGGGTGGATAGTCATGTGGGAGTCTTCTCCGTACCACTCAAGTACGTACCCGTTGTCGCCTTTGCGGATTGTTACGTTATCTACTTTCATTCTGTCACTCCTAGTGTTTCGTTCATGATTGCTTGAGAGGCCATCTGCAGGAGCATGTACACACCATCAGGGTACTGCTCGTTGGAGGCCACCTCAAAAGTCTCTCCGTCTTCGTACATGATTACTGCACACTTAACGTGTCTCCCGTTGTCCTCGTGCTCCATAGCTTTGCCCACGAACACCGACAGAAACTCAGAGGTTGGTACTTCCTCCCGTGTGTCTTTCTTTTTACCAAAGTCGCCGTCTATGACTTTCATAGGGCCACCTCCTTAATCAACCAGTCGAGGTAGACTCTCGCCTTCCTGAGATCCTCTACCCCGTTCTTGTACTCGTATCTCCAGAGGTACTTCAGGCAGTTTCCCTTGAGATACCCCTTGTACTCCTGCGGGTGCATAGACGCCTTGATAGCTTCAATTGCCTCTATTGCTCCCTTGTTGTAGTGGTCAGGAGCGCCTACAGGATCGTGCTTGTCCTCAGGGTGGTACAGTTTGCCTGTGAAGGTTTTGCTCTTGGCAACCTTGTCCCACTCCTGTGGCTTAGCTTCGTCTATTGACATTTCTATACACTCCTTAAATTTCTTTTGGCAATCCTTTTGGGGTACTCCAGACTCTTCACACACCTGCCTACGTATCTCGCAGTTTGTGTAGTAAGTCCATTCGTTATTCACTCTCGCCTTCCCATCCGTCACACTCATAGGTTACGATAGCCATGTAGCCCCACTCTGGTACGTCATCGTCTACCATGACTGCGTCAGGGAATCCAGCCTCCTTAGCGGCCCTCATGGTATCGTAGTACAAAGTCACGTTAAGCGTCATAGACTTCTTCCTCTAGTTCCTCTTGAAAGCTATCTAGCTTCCGTAGTAGTTTGTCCTCAAAGCGGTCTAGTATTTCTTCTGAAGATATCTGTAGTGCTTCCAGAAGATCATCGGGATCGTAGTGTTGCAAGAGACGCTCCTTAATTTCGTCTAGTGTCAGTGACATAATCTACCAACTCCTTTAGTGTATCTATATTGTACCATAGAATACCGTTGTTGTCACACCATTCAGCCATAGTACGTTTGGTACTTTTGCTCACTTTCTGGTTAGGCTTCATTAGTACAAATATGAGTTCCTGTGATGGCGCGAGGCAGTTAGAGATCGAACGATACTTCTGCGTGTCTCCTGCGCGAAAGTATCCTTTGCACTCAATGAGGTAAGCTCGTCCGTTACGCTCGTAGACAAAATCCGGTGTATACTTTCGTTCGATCCGGTAGTCAATTTGGAACGGTTCGTAGCTAAAGCCAAATGGTTGTAACTTCTGTGCAACGTCATACTCAAACCCCGACCTAAATTCGTTAGGAAATTTCCGCGACTTTCGGCTCATTGACCACCTCTGTTAAATATCTGGGACCACTTGAGTACAGGAATGTTCTTATTCCTGAGTAGCAAGTATGCTTGAACGGACAGTAAGAACAACCGACTGCGAGCTTCATGTTTCCACTTTTGCCATCTGGTACTACTGCGTGGCAGTGCTCTGGTGCGTCTGGTTGCTCCACTAGCTTTTTTACACGGTCAATGTGCTCCTCTATGTCGTAGGAGATCTTGTCGTACACAGGGGCCTGAGTGTCATCTGAGTCGTACATGAGGTACGTAAGGTGACCGTTCTGCTTGTCCATTGCTAGCCAACCAAATTTACTTTCCCCTTCAGAATGTGCATACGCTTTAATTTGAGCAACGTATCCAAACGGATCATCAAAAGCCAGATTTCCATCTTTGAATTTCTTAAACCCAAAAGTGGAAGTACTCTTAACATCAGTGACAACACCGTCAATTTTACAGTCCATAGAACCTGTGATGCCTCCCACCTCACATTTCTTTTGCTCATCGGTAACCTCGTGTCCAGAGAGTCTAGTGAGGAACAACAGCATTTCCTCGATCAAGTGCCCGTACATAAACTTGACGTACGTGTTAGGAGTCATTTCTTCCTGTACGTCAGGGTTGTTTACAACGTTCCAGAGGTAGCGATCATCTCTTCCGATGTTGGACATGCGTAACTTTCGTCCGTCTCGTTTCTCAGTAAAGAGGTTAGACATGAGTCGCTTACAGTTCTCCCCGAACCGTTCGATTTCCTCGTACAGATCAACACCCTCAGGTATCTCTTTGTCTGAGACTACCTTGTAGATATCGTCTACGAGATTGTATATGTCATTGTTCATTATGTTTCCCGTTTAAGTAAGTGATTGCGGCCTGTAGTACTTCCGTGTTGTCGTTGAACCCACCTAGCGCCCTGTTACATTTGTGACACAGCCAGCCCCTGAAGGTTTCCTGTTCGTGGTCGTGGTCTAGTACCCAGCTTCCGTTCCTTGTGTTACCTGTTCCCTTAACGTCCTCCTCTGATCCTTTGCAGATAGGGCAGTGGTAGCCCTCCTCTGGCATCCCATGTTTCTCCCTGAGTCGCTTGCGTACCTTCTGCATTTCGTTGTTGCACTTGCGGCACTCAGCCCTCAGGTAGTTTCCTCCAGATGCCATGTTGTAAGCTTCTAGTGGTAAGTACTGTTCACACTTAGAGCAAGTCTTCCCGTGCCCTGCGCCTAAGTCATCGTGTTCGAAAAAGCACATCTGATCCATCAGTGTGTCTCTGCCCACGAGTCTCCGACTTGGTACTCTCCGTCGAGGGGGCATCGGAGTTCAAAAGATACGCCAGCCTCCTTGATTGCGCTGACTGCGAGCCTACCAAACTTCTCTGCTTGTTCTGTAGCCACCTCCGACTGTATCTCGTCATGTATGTTCCCCACAATCTTGTAGTCCAACCCTAAGACGTTAGCCTTAGATTCTAAGATGACCAGTGCTCTTTTCATCACGATAGCTCCAGCCGCCTGCAGTAGTGTGTTTAGTGCACTATGCTCTGATCGGACCCAGAGCTTTCGTCCGTCGAGACCTTTAAGCCAGCCTCGCTTAGACGCTGTTCCAACTCGTGTTCGTAGAGTTTCAAGAGCAGGTGTGTTTCGTAGAAAGCGTTGCCTAAGTTCACTGCCGTCTCTTGCAGTTCCTCCGACGATACTTCCGATCTTAGCATCTCCGGCTCCGTAGAGGAAAGCATAGATGAAAGTCTTTGCCTGAGGTCTTGTTGCAAGTCCTGAAGCAACTTGATTTCTGGTGTGAATGTCTTCTTTAAGTAGGACATCGGTAAACTCCTGATCGTTCATGTAGTGTGCTAACATACGTAGCTCTAGTCCACTGGCGTCAGCACCCACCAGCTTACGTCCCTGAGGGACAATCCAGCACTCCCTGCACTCCTTCCCGTACTCTGAGTTACTAGAGGGAACCTGTGCCATGTTGGGCGTCTGGTGAGTCATACGGCCTGTTACAGCACCGTTGGTAGTGACCCGTCCGTGTACCCTGCCGTCATCCTGTACGTGCTCTAGCCACGATGATACCTGCGCGTAACGCTTCTGGTACATGAGGTAGTCAAGTACGAGCTTAGCCTCTGGTATATGCTGGTTCTCCGCGAGAGCCCTCTCATCGACCATCGGTCTGCCCGTAGGCGTGAGTTCCGTCCATACTGCACCCTTAGCCTCAAGGCGCTCTGCGACCTGTTGCCTACTGCCGGGATTGAAGACAGTAACCTTGTCCTTGAGGCGGTTCCCTGTTTTATCAGACCACCTTTCCTCGACGATAGGCGGGAACACTCCTTGCAGTTCCGCTTCGATATCATACATACGCTCCTTGAACATGGCGCACAGCACGTGACACTTACGTTCATCCAGTAGCCACCCGTTGCGTACCTGCTCCTGTACGATCCACTGTACCTCGTGCTCTAGGTCTATGGCATCCTGAGAGAAGGCGTCTAGATCTACCAGTAGGCGCTTGTAGACAGCCTCAGTCACCTCTGTGTCCCTGATGCAGTAGTCAATCATGGCTGGAGTCAACCTAGACCAGTCATCGTGGTCACCCTTAGGGAACCCTAGGATGTTGCCCCAGTTCCGTAGGGAGTGACCACCAGACCGACTAGGATCAGCGAGTCTGGAGAGTACTAGAGTATCAAGGACCATATCCCTAGGGAAAACAAAGTCCCAAACAGTGCTAAGTGCAGGAACATCAAAACCAATTCCATTGTGGAAGACGAATTTAGCACCCGCCTTACGTGATACATAATCCTTGAAATCTTGGGCATTGCAGATTACCTCACTCTCTCCGTTGTGTCGGCAGACAGCACACCAGATGGTAGTGTACTCTAGGCCGTCCGTTTCAATGTCACAGAAAACTAGGTTCAAAACTCAGTCTCCGGCGGGTTAGGGTTAGCGCACTCGTGGATGCGTCCAGTAAACTTGTCGTACCGTAGGAAACAAGCGGGTCCAGTTTCACCAGAGTAACGGTTCTTCAGGATACGTACAGTCGTAGTGTTCCTAATGTCCTCGTCTTGATTCTGCTGGTCACGCTCCATGCCTATCACAATATCGGATAGCTGGGCAATACTCTGAGATCCACGGAGGTCCTGCAGGCTAATCCTGCCACCGTCTTCGTGTGCTGTACCAGAGCTACGCCGTAGGTGTGAGACTAGGAACAACGTAATCCCTGTCTCAGCCACCAGTGTCCGTAGCTTGGTCATGATCTCGTCTATAGCTTTCCGTTCGTCCCCGTTCTCTTGAGAAGAAACCACGATTGACAAGTGGTCGAGGATGATATATCGACAGTCGCAGGCCTTTGCCATGTGCCGTACTCTTGAAAGAAGCTCATCGGCTGACGTTGATCCCCAGTGATCGAACAGGTAATAACGTCCAGACCCCATCGTTGCTTCCCAATGAGGTCTAAGCTCATCAATAGGCGAGTCTTCCTCCAGATGGAGTCTCCTAGATGATGCCACCGACATAATTCCCAGAGCTGTCGTTGCGACATCTTCCTCCAGTGCAAGTACACCGATGTTGGCGTCTGTGCGTTGAAGCAAATCGTACTCAAGTTCTCTGATAAACTGGGATTTTCCCATACCACTACCGCTGGTGATAGTGACGAGTTCAAAGGGCCTGTGTCCTCTTGTGATTTCATTGAGTCCTTCCCACGGGTACGGTATGCTCTGTACCTGACGTTTGTTTACTAGCTTGTCCCAAGTCTCGTTACCCGCAATGATGCCGTCAGGTCTGTACGTCTTGGCGTCCCAGAAGGCCTGTGTAAACTCCTGAATCCGGTTAGCCATGAGCATTTCACTGGCGTCCTTCATGGGGAGCGTACAGATCTTCAGCTTGTTGGGGCTGAATACGTCACGGACCTGTTCTATCGCTAGTTCCCCAGCCTTGTCCATGTCGAAACACAGGACCACGTTCTCGTACCCCTCCAGCCACTCAAGGTTAGCCTTGATCTCCTTAGAGGCGCTGGATGCTCCTGCTCGCAGTGACACAACGTCGTACTTTTGTCCGAACATCTCGTAAACTGACATTGCGTCTAGCTCACCTTCTGTTACGACTAAGTACTTGCCTTTGCCCCGACAGTGCTTCTGCCCGAACAGGCCCACGTTACTCTGGTCACCTGATGCACTGAATTGCTTAGATTTGACGGTGCGTTTCTTAGCCGCCACTAGCTCCCCAGTGTCTTTGTCGTAGTACGGGTAGTAGTGTGTCTCTATAGACCCGTCCGGAGCGTAGTCTACTGTGACTTGGTATCGTCTACACGTAGCCTCTGAGAGCCTCCGGTCAGGGATAGCCGACACTACGCCCTGCATATTTAAGTTTGTAGGTGTATCCACTTCTGACACCTCTCCTGTGTTCCCGTTTACATGGTATCCGCAGTCTGGGGAGAAACAATGCCGCCCCCCGTTAGAGTAGACGGCAAGGTTATCCTTACTACCACACTGAGGACACTCCTCGTGGTATAAGAATTTATCACTCATTAGAAGTCTGCAACCTCTGGTGAGCCTTCAGCCACTTCTAACACACGGACAGCCTCTAGGTACGTAGGAGTACCGTGTACTGGGTGTGCTGGGCCTGTCTTAAACTTCAGACGGACACGGGAGTTATAAGGTACTTCCCCGTTGAACCTACCGCCCTCAGAATCGTACATACCAATGTTGTACTTGGACTTAAACTTGCGTTGTTTATTGCCCTCGTACTCCTTGATCTTGACACCCTCTGCCGCTAGAGTAGCCGCATCGTCCTCAGACATGGTGATTGTCATTGAGTACGTACCTGTGTCCTGACCGTTGTACACATCGGTAGTGGTGACGTTGCTGAAGTTTACTGTGCCTTCGATAGTTTTGCTTGTCATATGGATTAGTCTCCGTTGGTTAAAAGAGTTCCCGAGGGAACACCTATAGTATCTCACGTTTAGGGCCGTGAGTCAACCCTTAAGTCCTACTTTGGTATTATTCACAGTACTACTATAGACTACTTAAGTTTACTACAGTA